ATAATACTTTTACGTTACCATTACTGTAATGCTCACAGATAACTCCAGTTGATAATCTAACAACCTTGTAAGGTTTTAGGTTCTTGTTTTCTTTTACTTGTTTGATAATTCTTTTAATTGTTTTCATTTGTCTTTGTTTTTAAAGTTAAGCAAATATAAAACAAATATTTCAATTATAAACAAATTTTGTTAATTATTTTTATTTACCAATACTGCTTTACTTTCTTCTAGCAGATAACAAGGTTTTAAAACTTTCTTATTATTCCACATAGTAGTTTCTGGGCAATACTTATTTACTGCCTTTGGGAGTTCAATATCATTCAACCAAAACAAATAGTTTGCTTTTGGGTCATTTACAAAGTATAGAGCAACTTTACCAGTACCTATAAGTTTATCGTACTTAAACTTTTCAAGCATCTTTGTATCATAGTGCTTATTCCTAAACTTCATTTCTATAACACATTCTTTACCTTTAGGAGTTAATCCCTCTGCATCCCAACTCTCTGAACCCTCCCCAGTCCATTTAAGTTTCCATCCATCAAGGTTTAATATTTGTACTATTGTTTGTTCTAACTTATGAATTTTGTTTATCATATATTCTATCTATATCAGCTATCCACATCTTGTAAATCTTTCCGTTACAAGTACAGGGTTCTGAATATTTATGGTTATAATAATTTGCGTGTAATGTACATAAAATTTTCCTATACTCTGGGGTTAATTTGTTTGTTACATTTGCCTTAAAATCTATCCAAATAATTTTGTCGTGTTCAGTCATTTCTTTTTGTTTTTAGTTACACTTATTTACATTATTAAAGATTTTAACTCATCAAGATTATTAAATGTTTTTAATTTCTCAAACCCATAGAATCCAGTTTTTGTATTTCTTGCTTTTAATTTAGAGTTTTTAATTAAGCCAGTTGATTGATACTTATTAAGAACATCTACTGTTGCAAGTCCACAAACATAAATATATTCTTTGTACATTATATTTATTATTTCTGGACAATAACTTTTATTAAATATAATAGGAAATAAACCATAGTTGACAGTTTTTACACCTACCTTTAAACCTATACTTTTTAAGTCTGGTTTATGATATTTAAAAGAACTTCCAATTTCCCAATCTACAATTCCATTTATCCCAAACATTTGTTCTAAAGCTAATTCTCCTAAAGTGCCTGTTAAAAATCTTTTATATTGGCTATCATTATCTATTTTGTGATGTGGTTCATTATTTTTAGCTTCAATTAATTTTTTAACAAAATTACTTGCTTTTACATAATTATCTTTAGTTATTTTAATTTTTATGAAATTTTTAGAAAAAGGTGTAATATGTGTTTTATAATTCATTATGTCATTTATTTTTGTTTTGTTTCTTAATATATCTTAATGCTTTAATAATTTTAATAGTTATAAATATATTGCCTATTAATGATAATAATATTATAATACCAACTATTATTATAATTAACTCTTGTATCATTTTATAGTTCTTTATATTTATTAGCTAACATTATATAATGGTAGTCAGTATCGCTTAATTTTAATTCCAATAAATCTTCTTTAACTTCTTTTCTTTTATTACCTACTGGTAATTTATCCACAAGTTGTTGTAGCTTCTGTGTTAGTTTCTTTCTATACATAATTTACCATAGTTCTATATCGTTTAAATCATCTCTACGCTTGTCGCATCCACAGGATTCATAACCTAAATATTTAGCTACCTTTTTAACAAGCCATTTAATTCCAGTATAAACTGTAATCAGTTCTATAAAGTTTCCGAGTTTCATAATAAATCATCTTTAAGTTTGTTCTTTACCTTGTTGTATGTATTGTAAAGAGAATAGTAACCAATCTTTGTTTCTCTACTTAATTCAGCTACACTCTTTCCCTTTGCTATCAATTCAAATACTCTCTTGTCATACCAATAAAAATCATCTACTGCCCTCAAATAACCATTTAAAAACTGTTCGTATTGTTCTTCATATTCTAAAGGGTCTATCTCCTCAAACTGTTTATCTATTTCATCTAAACTCACTTTAGTAATCTTCTTGTTACTTCTTAAAAAAGAAACATAAATACCTCTTAACTGTTTAAATATATAATAGTAGTTTATCTCCCCATCTTCATACCAAATATTCTTACCTTCTTTTTCATACCTAATCAAATAAATATACATCTCTTGTACTATGTCCTCTGAAATGTTTTTAGGACATCCAAAGGAGTTAACTATGTTAATCCAAGTTTGATGTTTCTTTGCAGCTTGTTCGATTAAGTTTGACATTTTAAAATGGTATTTCTTTATGTTTTGGTTGGTTTGTTATGAAATCTTTTAATGGGTCATATATATTTCCCACTACGTAAGGCAATCCAAATCTATTTATACTAAAACTAAATGTATCAAAAGCATATCCTCTACTGATTTTGCATATTGCGGTAACATTATCTGGGTGTACTGTATTCGCCTCTAAACTAATTGCAGTTTCGCATTTTTTATAAAGGAAACTGCCTAAATGCCCAGTCGCTTTATCTGTTCCGTAATTACTATGTATAACAGTAATTATATGACAATCATATTTAGCTGATAACTCCATTATTTTCTGTACACAAAGGTTTGATTCTTCTAAATTATTTACATCACTTACAAGGTCAGCAATACCATCTATCACTATAAGTCCATTGTTACCTTTGTTTTGTTCTAATATATATTCTATAAATTTAATTCTTGTTTTATAATTTATTGTTCTTAAAGCATATGTTTTATAACAACCTAAATCTGTTGTAGCTGCCATATCTTCTACTCTTTTAAAAACCCTTTGCGAGTGCCAATGACCTTGCTCTGTATCAAAATGAATTAAACACCTACCTTCTCTATGTCCTTTTATATCTCCCCCAAAATTATTCTGCCCACTTAAATAAACACTTGCTAATAATGATATAAAAAATGTTTTCTTTGTTTTTGGTGGTGCTTGTACAAAACTAAAATTTCCATACGTTCCTATTGCTATTGGTATATTTATATCTCCGTTTTTTGTTTGTATTGTTTTTTCTCCTAAACTTATAGCAGTTGGTGGGTATTCTAAAATATCATCAGTTGATACACTACACTCCTGTTCTATAAGTTCCATTTCCATATTCTCTATGGTCTTTTCTTCTGTAATCTGTTCTGTCATTTAATTTATTTTGTGTCATTAATTTTTGCCTAATATATAAAAAAAAAGGGGAGTAATAAAACCCCCCTATAATTTTAAAATGGTAAGTCGCTTACGACTTCCTCTTGTAACGCTTCTTTTACTTCTTTTTCAGCGTTTACAATACAACCATTATTCCAAACAACTTTCCCATTTCCAACGTAGCTTCTTTGTTTTTTAGCTTCGTTTTCTTCTTTGGTTTGACTTACATAAATTGAAGCGTTATTACCGAACCTTGTTTCGTCATTTACTGACATTGTAAGGTTTAAATAAACTGCTCCATCTTTTCCTGCTACAAATTTTTCCTTTGGTAATTTGTCTACTCTGATACTGTAATTGATAATTGCACTCATAATACTTCTATTTTAATTTAGGTTAATATACTACTTTTTAAATGACTCTGATTCATCTTCTCCAAATACTCCAAGTTCATAGAACCCAGTTAATTTAAGAACTGCTCTTGACATTGCTCTTTTCTCTGCCATTTCAGCAACGTACCAAGAGTTTGTATTTCCATCTTTGTATCCCTCTCCTTTTAATGCAGAGCCAAATGTTTCTATTTTCTTACCATCTTTTTCAGCACTTGCTTTAAATACTGAAAAGTTAGGTTCACATCTTATTACTTCATAAGTAACACTCATTTGCTCTACTGCTTGTATTTTATCAATACCTTGTCTTGTAATAATAACATAGTGCTGATGCTTAAATACATCATCTTTTGTTAATCCGTACTTTTTGTACAACTCAATTAATTTGTCTTTGTTCATCTTTCTATTGTTTTAAAATTTATTTGTTTACTAATTTCTAACTGTGCTTCTAAAAAAGCCACTCTATTTTCTAAAGCTTCTATCCTATTGTGTAGGTACTGTTCAAAATTTTCTGTCATAATGTTTACTCTTTTAATGTCTTCTCTGTGTGTCATAAGTTATTGTTTTTCAAATATATAAAAATTTATTTAATTAATCATCTATTTTTACGTTTAATCCTAAATAGTTTCTTGTTCCTCTTTTTGGTTTTTTAACTTGGTAGTTAATTCTTATATCAGTTAAATTACTATCTTCTTTTAAATGATACTCTATTTGTTTTTTTAGCTTTTCCCAAGCTTCTGTACTTATCATAATTTATTACTTTTTGAATTGTTGTTTTCATCTTCTTTATCTATTTTTTTATTTCTACAAATGCAGTAAATATGTCCAGTTTATTCATTAAAAAACTGGACATTTTAGTTTGTTTTTACTATCGTTATCTATTGTTTTTATCTTTAATGTTAGTATTTCTACTCATAAAATTCTTCTATTGTTAATTGATGAAACCCCATCCCTGTTAAAAGGTCAGTCCATAGTGTATGTAGTTCTTCTAAAGTAACATCTGAATG